GTACCTGCGACATTGTATCGCAAAGTATCTGCCGAGGTTTCTAGGACTTGGTCAAAATCAACGGAACTTACTTCCGATGCTTCAATGATTACATAGTTTCTGCTCATAATTATTAATTTCCGGGTGTGTTACCTGTTCCGCTTACAAAACTCGCACCATTAATAGCATCAGCACTGTCACTACCGCTACCACTGTTGCTTATAGATGTGCCTGTTCCTCCGTCATCGTCTCCCATTCTGAAGAGACCTACAGGGTTTAATGATGAATCACTGCTATAGTCGAAAGCTTCTCCATTATTCCAAATAGTAGCAACTTCCGAACTAGATAATGCCTTTCCATCGAAGATAGCAAACTCGTCAGCTAAACCTTCTAAAGTTGCTTGCTGTCCGTCTCCTACATTGAAACCATTTGCAAAGTCCTCCATCGTAGATGTATTACTTAAGGTACTACCTACCGAAGGTGCTGTGGATTCGTCGCCTACATAAACAACATGAGTACCTGCTGATTGATCAAATACATAAGCTACAAAATTCCACGCATTATGGGTTACACTTCCTGCGGATGTATTTAGGAGTGTCCTAGTGCTACTGTCGTATACAAATGTTCGCAAGGTAGTACCGAATCCTATATCCATATCAAACTTTCCTTGTACCCCGTCCGCAGCAGTAAGTTTATTACCTGAAGCCCCCGTGGAAACATCCCAAGCAGCGTGTCTACTACTAACTAGAGATTCATAAGCTCCACCGCTTTGTTTAAACCACAACACGAAAGACATACTGCCCGTGAAAGTACCAAGTGCCGTTTTGCCTGAATTTACACCGTTAGCAGTAGCATTGTAGATTACCATATCGTTAGTACCGTCTAGGTCTACGCTGTAGGTGTTACTGAATGCACCACCACCACCACCACCGCCACTTGCGGGTACTGCGGATATAGCCGAGGCTCCGAAACTTGGAAGTATAAAAGTCATCGGACTTAGGAAGCTGTATCGCCTGCTAGAACGAATGAATCTGCCACGCAACTGATCAAGCCTGTTACTGCATACTGCCCTGCGGTCTTTGTGTGCGATGACTGATTATAGAAAGTTCCTGAGAAGGTAATCTGCCCTGCTCCGTATTGGATGACAGTACAGTTAAAGCCTTCGCCTAATCCGCTTGGTAGGGTAAGCGTAATTGCAGATCCGTTGGTGAACTTAATCACCTTGCCGTTGTCTCCCGCTACTAGCGTGTAGGTGGTTCCTGTCTGCTCGTTAATAGATGCGTCAAAGTCTTCGAGCTTATTACCGCCCAGGTCAACCGTACCGCTTGATACCGCGATCACATTTGTGTCGGCTGTACCTACTGTCTTGGTAGCCGCATCACCTAAACCGAGATTGGTGCGGGCAGTTCCTGCACTCGCCACATCGCTCAAGTTGTTGCTTGCGACTAGGTCACCTTGGGGGGCGAGTGTCATTAGGTTAGTGACGGTTACCTTTTTGGTGGTTGCGGTGCCTGCAACATCATCCACGATAGGCAAGATATCGGCACCCGCCGGGGTGCTTAGATCAGAGAGTTCAGTAATTTTCTTATTGGCCATGATATTATTCTGTTGAGATTGCTTCGTTTAATTGGGTTCGTAAGACCTCATCGGCCTCAGTTGTTAGAAAAGGTGGTAGTTCAAACTCTATGTAATTTCCGTTTTCAGTAATAATGAATCTACCATTCTCGGTTCTTAATACGCCATCAGGCGCGGGTACGCCACTTGTCGTAAATGGACGAGGCGTGCCAACATTAAGATCGAGTGCTAGTGCCATTATACATTATAGGCGATTACCGCACCGCTACTCAGAGTGATTCCGGTTATGCCTCCGTAGATCGCGGTGTTTGCCGCTAGTGTGGTATTGTCCTGCCCCGCGGTAATATCACTTAGGTTCTCCACATTGCTCGTAATGCTGTCGATAACTGTATCCTCAGTCGCCACAATGCAAAAAAAGTTTCCTGTATGCGCGGAGGTGTCATTGATGTACTTCCCTCCGTTTAGTCCTAATCCTCTGTATTCTGATGCCATAATTAAATATTTTAGTATGTTGCGTATGTTGTTCCGTAAGTTACGAATTGTATAAAGTTCTGCTGACCCTGTTGGCGCTCCAACTTGTCATGCTCCATAGAAAGAAGTGATTCGGCCTGCTGAAAAGCGACCTGGGCTTTGTCTGTTTGTCCGTCTGAATTTAAGAAGTCTCCGTATGCTCCGTATGTGGCATACTCGCTAAACACATAAGGGAAGTCCGTACTGCTAGATGTGTAGTCAATATAGGGAGCGCGGAATAGTAAGAAGATGGGCTTCGTGCTACTGCGATTTGTAAGTACAACTTTACCATACCCACTATTCGCATACTCCACGCGAAATGCTACCTCATCCGTAAATCCTGTATCGTAGGGATCATTGTTTGAGATGCGGAGGACTTCGCCAATATCCGTATTAAAATCAATCACATTCATGATTGTGGATACTGCTTCTGCTCCGCTCCCGCCTCCTCCTGAAAAGGATACCGTGGGGGCAGATGTGTAACCTGTTCCTCCTGCGGTGACTGCCACTCCGTTTACTGATCCATTGGAGTCTATTGTCGCTGTGGCGGTGGCTCCGCTTCCCCCTCCCCCGCTAAAGCTAACGGTTGGGGCGGATGTATATCCTGTGCCTCCTGTGCCTACGGATACATTGCGTACCTGATTATCAGGTGTCTTTTGTTCCAAGCGTACAGTATCGGGCCATCTTGTGCGCTCCCATGCCAACCGTCCAAAGCGGTTGAAGCTACGGATTGCCGCATTCTGCTCTGTAATAAGTAACGAGTCCACGCCCACCAGGTGCTTCAGGTTGGTGAGCATTGTACTGACCGCTACTTCTCTCATGCTGCT